TATCTTCAAACATTAACATATCACAATCCATAAACAATGCCCAACCTTGATAATTCATAAGATGTGGTATCATAAATCTACTAAATGAAAACTCTGTACTAGACAAACTATTTCTTTCTCTTACAAAGTCATCTTTTAAATTGTTCAATGCAATAGGTGTTATTGCTACAGGCTTTGTACTATTTTGTATAATACTATGTGATAACACATTGTATGCTACTCGTTCTTTGTTATCGTATCCAATAAAAATATTAATCATCCTTTAAACTCAGCTGATTTACCAGCCGCCTTTCTTCTTGGTCCTTTTGTATGGTCATATACCGTACCTAGTATTGACCTTGCTTGAACATGTCCCATTTTGCCATCTCCTATATCAAAATTCTTGGTGCCTCTATTTTCAAATTCTTTTCGTACATAATCCCATATAAAACTATCGTGTTGTTCTTTTAAATTATATATGCCGTCTGTATCGTATAATGATTTCATTCGATTAGCGTAAGCTTGTGTATCAGGATGTTTCATATTAAAATATAAGAAACCACATTCACTATAATTAGGTCTACCAAGATAAGTCATCATACAATTATCTCTATGAATATGTTTTTTAATCCAGTCTGCGTCTATTTTTTTATAAAAAACACTATCTGCGTCAATACCTATAATACCATCTAATTCTTTAAATTGCATAATAGCATGTGTGTATGCGTAAACTTTATAACAAAATCTTACACCATCTTGCCAATAATCTTTTATAAAATCTTTACCCTCAAATCTATTTTTATTTCTTTCTATAAATGCTTTACATTCGGGTATAGCCTCCATCATGCCATCATCTTCATTATAGACCGTATAAGGAAAATCCCAATTATAGGTGCTCTCAAACCTGTGAGCATACTCTTTATATAATCTATTATTATATGTCGTTACGCTTAACAATTTCATATATTTGCTCCCATTTTTTAGCAACAGCCTTTGGTGTATAATGTTGGTCTATTAATTTTTGTGCATTTTGTATTTTTGATATAACCATTTCAGGATTGTTAATCATAAGTTCATATGATTCATAAAAATGACCCATGATAAGATAGTCTTCTAAATCTTCATAACTTGGTATACCTGGATTAGTCAACACAATTCTACCTTGTTGTAATGCGTCTATAGGTCTATTATTACCTTTACATTGTGAGTGTCTATCATCTGTAACAGGTAATATAACAAAATCAGATTGCTCTACAAGTTTACCTTGTTTTTCAAAATTCCACGGTATCAACTCTTCAAATTGTTTCATACCTGCGTCTTCTAACTGTTTTCTTCTTGAAGGTAATAACCACCAACCACCATGTTTTTTAGATAATTTATTTTTCTTTGGTGGATGTTCAGGTACATTTGTCATTATCTTAACATCTGTATGACGCCTAACTCTATTTAAAACATCTTTAATTTCAGGCCACATAATTTTAGAATAATTATCGTCTGAGCCATAGTAAAATGCCATCATATTAGTTTTTATTTCAAATTTAGGTTTACCTCTAGGTCTTTCTGTAGGGTCAGGTATAACATATGATTTTGAACCTGTTTCTTCTTGTATCACCTCTCTTAATCTATGACATGTTGTTGTTACTGCATTTGCATTTGGTATTGTAAAACGCCAATGTTTTAATTGGTCAAACTTATCATCAGCAATATCAACAATGTAATTTATTTCTTTAGATATTAAATATTCAACATCTTCTTTACTATGTTTTTTACCTAATACTGCAATATCATAATCAGGATGTAAAGAAGTAATATCATCTGTAACTCTACTATCTTTTATATGACTAGCAGGTACAGTTGCCCTTGCTCTGTATGAGTAAGGTATTCTACTGCTATCTAATTTTGGTGTAACAAATACTAACATAATAAACTATTGAATATACTTACCATCATTCTATCAAAACCTTTTTCTCTTTGTGAAGAGGTCATATTTTTTAATGGTTTATCAAAATGGTCTGAAACTGTGCAAATTGATAATGCCTCTTTGTTAAATTTATTTGCAAGAGCGTATAGAATATGTGTTTCCATTTCTACTGCAAGTGTGCCTAATTTTTGTTGGTCTCTCCACCAATATTCATTTGGATTATAAAACCAATCACTCGACATTATAGGTCCTGCCATTGCAATAGATGAATACAAAGTCATATAACTTCTTAACATATGTTCAGTTGCTGATGGACAAAATGTGCCCTCTATAAAATCTTTTGTCATTGCACTATCTGTATGAGCTGTAGTAGCAACAACAATATCACCTACATTTAAATCTTTATGAATACCACCACAACTACCAACTCTAATAATAGTTTGAACATCATAAAAATTATATAACTCATGTATGTAAATGGCATTTGAAGCCATACCCATACCACCACCTTGTACAGATACAAGTCTTTTACTATCATTCCAATGTAAATAACCTGTAAAACCTAAACAGTTTCTAACACCGTTTACTTGTTTTACTTCATCTAAATATGTGTCTGCAATCCATTGAGCTCTTAATGGGTCACCTGGTAATAATACAATGTCGGAGTAATCTCCTTTTTTAGCTTCTATGTGTGGCGTAGTCATAAATTTCCCTCCAACTCTTCACTCTTTTGCCTTCCCAACCCTCACGGTTGTATGGCCAATCCATAACTATGGTATCTAAACCGACCTCTTGTCCGTCTTTTGCATAGTCTAGTCTATCTTCTATCCATATATAATTAGTATCTGCATATGGTTTTAATATTTCTTTTTTTGGTTTTGTAAAATCACCAGCACAATAAATTTCATCAAACACATCACCAAATAGATGTTGTAAATTTATTTTTCTTAATCTGTGAGCATACTTATCTTTACCTATCATAGTAACAACATCAAATCGCCAGCCTTCTCTCGCTAGTCTTGTTACATACTCTACACTATCTTTAAATGCTGGTATAAAACCTAATGCACCTGTTTGATTAAACTCATGTACCTTTTCTAATGCCTCTTCTTCAGGTATACCGTATCGTTTAGATTGATGAAAGTGGTTGTCTGTATTTGGTAATCTAAAATAACCTTGTTCTCTCATCCAGACATCAAAAGCAAATGCCCAATCTAATAGAACACCGTCACAATCAGTTATTATCTTTTTCATAATCTATCAATAATCTCCTAATTTCAGGCCATGTGCCTAGGTCAATGTAATCTTCAACTTCAATTACTTTACTGCCAAATAATGGCGTTTGTGTGATTTCGTTTTGTGTGTGTTTCTGTTTGAGTGTAGATTTTTCCATAAAATTTATACACTCATAAAAGTTTCTTCTTCTAAATGCAAAGGCACACCAGAAAGCATTATAGTATTCTGCTCTATCAGTAGGTTTATCTTCATACTCTACTACATTACCCTCATTGTTTACATAGAGAGCACCTTTTGTTTTTAATACTTCTTTGTTTTCTTCTTTCTTTACTAGAAAACTAAAACCAGTTTCTTCTAATGCTTCTGTAACTAAAGTATATAAGTCTTTGCCTGGTTGTAATCTCATTAATGTGTCTGGTAATAATACTAGATTGTGTTCACCAAATAAATGATAGGCACTTTTGATTGCACCTGTATATTCTTTTTCACTAGGGTTTTGAAATACAAATGATATATTATATCTGTCTTTATATTTTGCAAGGTATTTTATAAGGTCTGTTTTATCTTCGTTGATGACCACAATAAACTCTACTTGATTTCTACCATAATCCTTGAAGAAGTTAAAGCAATTATCAATTAAAGCATTATCATTATCCAATCTCAATATTTCTTTAGGATATGGTAGATTTAATCTTGTACCTTTTCCTGCTGATGGTAATATAACTGTTAATTTCATATAAACTTCCTTAATGCCTCAATCTTTTTTTCATGTGACCATGTATTAGATGTTCTAGCTGTTATCCAATATGTATAATCAGGTAAAACCACCTCTGGTAGTAAATCTTTTTCTTTTAATTGATGTTCACTTTTATGTTGATATTGTGTTAAGTTTTCTATCTGCCACACATTCATAGGGTGGTCTGATGTTGGTGGATTTTCAATCATTGTCTTTGCTTTTTCTACTACCTGTTCAGCAGCCTTTGGTGTAAATATGGCTGCGGATACACCACCTAGATAACCTCTTTTAGGTCTTTGTATTCGCCATTGGTCGACTTCTATGTTAGGAAATGTTTGTGTTTTTACTGCAAGACAATTAATTTGTGTTGCTAAAATATTAGTGTTCTTATAAAAAGGTAAATTTAACCAACGCAACAAATAAAAGTGTTCTCTTGTAGGATTTTCTGGAAATAAATCAGTAACATCTACACTATTAACATTATAATCATTACACTTATCATACATTTCTTTATTAGGTTTGTATAACGCAATTAATTTATAATGTTCAGGATAAAATTTATTTAATTGACCTGCCCACAAATCAAAATAGTGGTTAAAGTATATAGGGTCAGCTGCACAATAAATTATCATAACCTACCTTTTTAATATAATAACTATCAACAATATCAGATAATGGATTGCCTACCTTTTCTGTGTCAAAAGATTTCTTCAAATTATAATCTGGCAATTCTTTACAAAATGCTTCGTACATCATATCTTTATCTGCGTTACCTTTTCCAGTAGCACCTTTCTTAACAACACTAGGTACAACTGTATGGTAACCATAGTCTTCTTCAAGTAAACGATATTTAAGAATACCACAATTTTCAGCAATTTGAAATACACCTTGGCCTTTTGAACCAAAGGAGTATCCTTCAATGAAAATAATAGGTTGATTTTGTTTGTAATCTGATAGTAGGTCCATAACAAAATCTGAGATGTAAGTAAATCTTTCAATAGGGTCGTTCCATTCTTTATGTTCATAACCAGTTATATTCTCACTTTGTCTACCAATCCATTTCTTTTTACTTGTTAGGTAATGAAATGAAAAAGTACCACTTTTTATGTCGTCAATATGGACAGCTGGACTGGTTAAACTATAATCAATTCCAATCTTCGTCTTCCATATCGACTTCACTTTCGTGTCGTTCTTCTTCGTCTTCTTCATGTTCTACCTCATGTCCACAAAATGGGCAAGTAAGTGGTTCTAAATCTTGCTCTTCAATATCCCATATTACGGTATATTTAGTTTCACAGGAGGTACATGTTTTTTTTGCTTTTTCCATTATAGTTTAAATTTTTTGAATTGGTCTTTTTCTACATCTTGTTTAATACCACCAATTACATAAGATTCAATCTCTGTTTCCTGTGGTGCGTTTTGCATACCCTTGCTGTTCAGCCAATGGTCGACCCACGGCAAAGGATTTGTTTTTTGTTCGTACTGTGGCGTTAGACCGATTGCTTTCATTCTTCGATTTGCCATATACTCTACAAACTGGTGTAATAGTTTTTCTGATAATCCAATCATACTTCCTTGTGAGAATAGATATGTTGCCCATCTTTTTTCCTCTTCTACAGATTCTTGATACATTTTATATACTTCTTTTTCACACTCTTTTCTAATCTTAATCATGTCTTTGTCATCATTACGGTCATGCCAATTATTGATAACAGTTTGTGACATTGCAAGGTGTTGACTTTCATCTCTTGCAATCATAGAAATAATCTTAGCAGAACCTTCAAGTAATTTTAATTCACCAAATGCAAAAGAACAAGCAAACGATACATAGAACCTTAATCCTTCAAGTATGTTTACAGATACCATAGCAAGATACATTTTCTTTTTAAGTTCTTGTAGGTCAACTTTGTCTTTGTTTAAGTGCCACTTATAACCTAGATTGATAAGGTCATCATAAGTTTTTGTTACACTCTCTGCTCTCTTTTCAATTCTATCATCTTTAAGAATAGTATCAAAAACCTCATTAGGATTTGCATATAGATTTTTAATAATATGTGTGTAACTTCTACTGTGAATTGTTTCCATGAAATCCCATGTTACAATACAGCCTTCTAATTCTGGATTAGTAACAAAAGGTAAAAATGCCAAACATGGACCTCTACCTTGAACACTATCTAACATAGTTTGATACTTTAGATTTGATGTAAAGATAAACTTTTGTTGGTCAGATAGGTCTTGATAATCATTTCTATCTTTCTGTAATGAAATCTCTTCTGGTCTCCAGAAATACCCTAACTGTTGTTGATTCAACTTATCAAATATAGGATATTTCATATCACTATATTGTTGAACCTGTAAGTCTTCACCAAAAAACATTGGTTGTTTCATTTGGTCTAAATTTTTGTCTTTATTAAATACACTCTTTGCCATCTTTACTCTTTTCTCTCCTTAATATCATAAAAGTAGTTGTCATCATCACCTGCTGTCCATTTTTGTTCACATTCTACACTATACTCTTGCGTGGACACCTTGAAGTCTGGAAACTTCAATTCGCTAGGAGTATAACTCTTGTCATAGAATATAACTCTGTTATTAGGTTGAGCGGCAAAATGGCCATTCTCTAACCTTAAAATATTAAATGATTTATGTTGTGATGGTACTTCACTATAAGTCACATTTCTTTCTAAATTCGTACTATTCGCATTATCAATTGTAAACATATACCAACCTTTATACCATTTTTTACTTGGCGACAAATACTTACATTGGTTGCCTGATAACATTTGCTTTTCGACAATTGCAATATCATAACTGAAACAATCCCATAACTGTAGCTCTGTTAGAGGAACATCCTCTGTTACTTCTTTTTTCCATGTAAACGCACTAATAGGCAATTTGTCATATAAAGCACCATATTCAGGAATATAAGTTTCAAAGTATAATGCTCTGCCTTGTATAGACTTTGCTGTAACCCATACACCCTCAACTAACTCACCATGTCCTTTTTGGCCGTCATATAGATACTCTTTTTTAATGTACACATCAACATGAGGTACATTGACACACAAATATGCCATACTTTCTCCCTATATTGTACAACTATCGCAATCTTCTTCAGCTTGCAAAGTTGCTGGTTCTGTTAATTCTACATTATCTTTCCAACCTAAATCATGTGTTGGTTCGTCAAGGTCTTTTTTAGCGTCATAAGTATTCTGATAATATGAAGTCTTCCAACCATACTTGTATGTTGACAATAGGTCTTGAGCCATTACTGATACTGGCACTTGATTGTCTTCATAATTTTCTGGATTGTAAGACCAATTACCACTAATCGCTTGGTCAAAATACTTTTGCATTACTGCAACGATATTTATATATCCTTCATTCCCTTTCATGTCCCATAATAGAGTATAAAAGTTCTTTAGTCTTTGATAATCTGGTACAACTTGTTTTAATGTACCTTTTTTAGACTTTTTAATTGATAGGTAATCTCTTGGTGGTTCAATACCATTTGTCGCATTTGACACAACGGAAGAGGATTCAGATGGCATTTGAGCAGATAGTGTGCTATGTCTTAAACCGTGCTCTTTAATTTCTTTCCTTAATTGTTCCCATTTCATAGATAGTTTTCTCTTAACGATTTCATCTACCTCTGTTTTGTAGGTATCAATAGGTAAGATACCATCTGAATATTTTGTACGGTGGAAGTATTCACAAGGACCTTTTTCTTTGGCAACCTCGTTACTTGCTTTCAATAGATAATATTGAAATGCCTCTGTCAATTCGTCAACTTCTTTCCACGCTTCTTTTTCACTATAACTTAATTTGTGTTTTGCTAGATAATGTGCAAGACCAATATAACCGATTCCAAGACTTCTTCTTGCCTTTGTAGATACTTCGGCAGCCTTAACTGGATATTGTTGATGGTCTATAATCTCATCTAATGCTCTAACAGCAAGGTCACATAATCCTTCTAGTTCATCTAGGTAACCAATCTTACCAACATTGATTGCACTTAAAATACATAACGCAATCTCACCCTCACCATCAATGTGATTAATAGGTGTAGTTGGTAATGTAATCTCTTGGCATAAGTTTGACATGTAAACTCTATCTTTAAAACTAGAATGAGTATTACAATGGTCAATGTTCATTATGTAAATTCTACCGGTTTCAGCTCTTTCTTTGAGCATAGCAAAAAACAAGGTTTGTGCTGACACTTTCTTTTTAGATACGCTTGTCTTTCTTTCTGCTGTTTTGTATAGTTCGTCAAATTCTTCACTTCCCCATGCCTCATAAAGTTCTGGTACTTCATGTGGAGAGAAGAGAGTAATATCTTCATCATTTATAAACCTCTCATAAAATAATTTAGACAACTGAATTGAATAATCTAATTTTCTAACTCTGTTATCCTCTGTCCCTTTATTGTTCTTTAAAACAATAATGTCTTCTATTTCTTTGTGCCAAATAGGGAAGTGAAC